TATCAATGTTTCACAACTGGGACATTGCGTCCTCTGATTTTTAGCTCGAATGACATTGTGAAAATGGAAGAGCAGTATATAGAAAAATTAGAGGAATGGGAGTATGTCAGGAATGGGAATCTCAGCATTTACACAACTAAGACCGAATCCCAATTTGATAGGGAGCTTCAAGACCTTATTCAGAAGCTGAGCGAGATGTATAAAACCATGCCTAATGGTGTGGAGAAACGTATCGTCCAGCAGAAATGGGAAGCCCTCGCTAAGATAAGGACGGAGTTTATATCTGTTCGAGTTAGCGGCGGCTTGCGTAAGGCTCCGTATTGTGTCAAAATTTATGGTGACTCCGGCGTAGGTAAGTCCACTTTTGCTGATATAACTATGCAAGTGGTTTTGAAAACTATGGGTTTACCCTGCACTTCGGATTACATATGCACCCTTAATGACAGTGACAAGTACATGTCTACTTACAGATCGTACATTACTGGCATTAAAATTGACGATTTTGGCAATACCAAGAAAGATTTTTGGGAGGCTTCTCCTTCTTCTTGGATTATCAAGATTTGCAATAATATACGCGAGTATGCTGTAATGGCAGACATCGCAAATAAGGGCAAAGTTACGATTGAGCCAGGTTGTCTTACCATAACTACTAATGTTGAGGATTTGCACGCTGGCGTTTGTTCCTACAATTCCATGTCTATTCTGCGTAGAGCCCACACACATGTGGAGCTCAAGGTGAGGCCTAAATATTTGACCAATAACAGGTTAGATACAGATAAAGTCATTGTTGATTTTGGGAATCTCGAACAACTTAATGACATTTGGTTGATTACACTAAAACAACCCGTTGGAAATACATCTAGCACACAGGCTTTTTCTTCATGGAAAATTATTCATAAGGACATTGATATTTTTGAATATATGTCTTACTTGACTGAAGAAGTTAAGAGACACAATTATGCTCAAGATAAGATTGTCGATGCTTTTCGAGAACCTTCCAACATAGTTAAGTTTTGCGCAGTCTGCAAAGTTTGCGCTCACGATTGTGTGTGCGAAATGGGACCACAGTACGGTGAACGACTTGCCAATCTTATAACACGAAAGTGCAAGGATGCCAAGATGGACTTCCGGATAGCACGCGCAGCGTTTGAGACTAATCTTGAGGATTTGGCCCTTG